TCGTTGCACAGGCCGCTTCCACACCTGTAACCGAAACATTCGCATCTGCATCAAACGTAACCGTTCCAACAGATCCGACCATTTCTGTTGTAGAAACTGGGATCGTGTTACTTGTGATCGCGGTGACGCTTCCAAGCCCTGTTGTTCCTGCCACGCCTGTGACAGAGACTGTCGCCGTGCCTGTAACCGTAACTGATCCCAGCGAGCCTGTACCTGATACGCCAGTGACCGAAGTGCTTGCGTCAATAGAGACGGTAACCGAGCCAAGCGTTCCCGTGCCAGCAACACCCGTGGGACTGACATTTGCCGCGCCCGTGATCGTAAGCGAACCAAGAGCACCAGTGCCTGATACCCCAGATACACTAACACTCGCATCGCCGGATACAGATACCGACCCAAGAGCCCCTGTTCCCGCAACGCCTGTAACTGAGACGTTCGCACCTGCCGTAACCGAGACTGTGCCGACAGCGCCCGTTGCGTCAGGTACTGCTTCGCCATTACCCCACGTTCCGTCACCCCATCCATGAGATGACGAGTTCCATCCTTCAAAGGCAACCTTGACATCAGCCACACGTTATATCCTATGCAATCCTAATAATTGCGTTACTAGCATCCGCTGCTGGGAACTGAATAGTGAAGTCACCACTAGTAGATGTCTTGTCTGCGCCAAAGTCTAGCGCACACACTGCCCTGTTAGCCGATCCTGCAGTTGTAGAAGAATTATAGATCAACGCTCCTCTTGCAGTAATTGAGCTACTGGAAAACGTAGTATCAGCAAAATCTGTAAGTGCTGTAGTACCCGAAGTGGTTGGGTCTACATTGGTCAAAGTGTTTCCACCGGAAGTATAGCCGGTTCCCGACACTTCGTTAGTTGTTGCAAAAGCGGTGGTAGATGCAGACAACGTTGCACTACTCGTAAACAAGGCAAGCTTAAATGTATTGCCAGTTCCTGTAGTAGTTGTTGTTCCCCCACCAGAGCCGTTGTGAAAGTTGTGTATTCCCTGAAGTAACTCAGACTTAAAAGAAGTACACATTGCCGTTGTAATAGCCATTACAGTCTCCTTAATATATCAGCAATGTCTGGATGACCCTGCTGAATAAACTCGTTCATAAGAGTCGTTCTATCGCTCTTAATAGCTTGTTTGATGATACCTAAAACCACATGATAAATGCGACTTTTAAATGCTTCTGCTTGTTGCCTAACAATCGGATCTACAGAAGAAGATATACCTACTATTTGTTCTACTGCGCGTTCAGCGAGTTCTTCTGGGGACAAACCACGATATTCCGTTGTTTTTACCACCACGTCTCCCATGTTAGATTTAACAGCTATTTCAAACATTATCTTCCTTTACTGATATCGTAACGATACTCGTCCTTTGCACCATAACCCTCACCGAGGTCTTTTATTGCAGCTATAGCTTGACCAAATCTCTGTTCGTATTGAGCGACTTCCTCCGGCGCTTTTAAAAACGTTGCTGCTTCTACCAAAGTGCCATACAACAACGCATCCGGTGCGTTAGTGGATAACCACGTGGTGCCACTGTCCGCCCCTGCGGTCAAAGACGCAGGACGGTATTTATAGTGCAATTCGAAACTGTAACCACTATCTGGAGTGGGAGCTAAGATAAACGTAGTGTCATCAAACAACGCATAATACTTAGGAGTACCTGTAGTAGAAGCGTTGGGGGTGTAGGCTCGCGCAAAAGAAACGTGTTTAAATAACAAATACGAGTATTCGCTATCTTTTATTACAGCCAGACTATATGGCGCTAAAAAATCACTAGGCGTCGATAAATAGGTGCTGTTGTTGGTAGCGTTACCTGTGACGTTCTTTCTGAATACCGGAAGCTCTACGTTTTTTAAAATACGTTCTTCGGACTCTTTTATGAAAGTGGGAAGTTGTGTGTCAAACGTGGTTTCCGACGTTTCACAATAATCTTGCACCGCTGTTTTTAAAGTTGCGTATGTAAAACTCATGTTGTGCTCACCGTAACAGTTCCAACCTGACCAATACCACGGATAGGAGTAAACGTTGTTTCTACCACGAGGGGAACCCCAACCACTACAACAGTTGGTTCGACACGATCTGGTCTGGCGTTTCTTAACGCTTGAGGATCGCTCGCGCTAGGTGGCGGATACAGTTGAGGTTGTTTTGGTTCAAACTCATCTGGTCCGACCAAAGAACCATTCCATTCGCGTTTCATCGAATTTAATTTGTAACGAAAACCAGATCTATCTGATATTCCGTATGCGTATTTTCCTCTGGCAAATGCTCCCATTTTTACGACCTATAGGTTTCGTAAGAGGGGCTTATTCTTAAAGAAGCCCTATCTCGGTCTTCGTCAAGAGCCCGTTGTAATTCTTCTTCGTAAATTGTTTTTAAAGCACCCATAAGTTGTGGGTTTCTTTTCATAGAAAGATAGTAAGCCAAACCGGCTGTTAAACAAGGGTAAAACCTAAAAGGTACTTCTGCAGTGTTGGTGTATGCATCCGCATCGTCAATTCTAGTTAACCTATTAAATTTAACAATGTCGGTATCGTTTTCTGGTGCGGGCCAAATTTGTAACACAGGCGTTATTTGCCTGTTTAGAAAAAATTGATTTGGCCTACCGGATTGTGACTTATTGGGTATGTTGAGAAAACTTGAACGACTTACTCTTTCTATTTCGAAATCAGTGCTGTCTCGGGTTACCACTGCCGACAAAATATCAATTGTAGACTGAACGTTCGTTAAATCTACAGCCGCCGCTAGAGTGCTTGACGCACCGCTGGTGCCGCCAATAATTGTTTCTCCGCTGGAAAAAGTCCCAGAAGGTATTGTGATAGCCAAGGTGGTGCTAGAAGGTTTACTGGTAACGCTGGCTGTTGCTGCGCTAGTGCCTCCAGTAAGAGTTTCTCCAACAGAAAAACTAGTAGAGGAACCCACTGTCATTGTTAAAGTTCCACCAGGGTAATCCCTAATGCCCGTAGCTAACGTTATGGATACCTCTTCAATGGTCCATTGATTTAACCCACGGTTGGCCCAATCCGCAAACAGTAAGTTAAGAGAACGTTTGGCGCTTCTTAAATCGTAACCAGTTCGAACTTCTAAACCGCAACGTTCAAACGCTTCTTCGACGTACTCAGCAACGTCTAATTCAAAATCTTTGCTTCCACTTGTAGCCATTATTTTTTCTTCCTGCGACGGCGCGGTTTGCGAACAGGTTTTTCAGGAGAATAAAGGTTATCAAAAACCTTGTTAACGTCCAACGTGTAATCTAACTCGCTTTTTGAGTAATGAATGTGCTGAGAAGGTTTAAAATCAGGAGCGCCTTCTCCAGTAGAAAACCACGCAGGATGTGTTACTCGCACCCTGTTGTTCGGCAAGGCTACGATATTACCCGTCCATTTACCTGCATCTAACAACTCCAGTACATGCGATTGTTTGTGTTGAGCCGGGTCATCGGCTATTTCATTTTCAGCGTAATCAACCGTGAAATAATACTTTGCCGGGTAAAACTCACCATCTATTTTCGCAATCCAAGGACAAGGGGTAGCTCGATCTAAAACATAAACGGAGTGGTTATAAGACGAACAGTCCCAAGGTTGCGCTGCCCAAACAGGCATGGGTTCAGGCCAACCCTCGTAGTCTGAATCAGCAATTAAACCGGTAATTGGCATTCTAGCCCACATTGCGCCGCCGTGTACGTTTTCATCATCTGTATCAACCTCTGCCCCTGTAAATATAATTTGAAAGGACAAGCAACGAGTGGGCATTGTTGTAACAGCCACAGCCATCGCATGAATAAACTCGCCATGATATTTTTCATGGTTGTGCGTGTATTCTCGCCGCACCCAACATTTAAAGTACGGGATGTTTGACTGTAAATACGCCATGTACTGCTATGGCGTTAGTTTTTTAACCGCACCGCCTTTATTCATCATACGCTTTTTCTTTGTGCCGCCTTTGTTCATCATCTGGCCCATTTTAACCGCGCCACCTTTGTTCATCATGCGCTTCTTAACAGGACTATTTTTGTTTTGCATCTGGGCGCTTTTGACCGCACCGCCTTTATTCATCATACGCTTTTTCTTTGTGCCGCCTTTGTTTTTTTGTTTCCTAGCGGCTGCGTTACCTATATTTACTCTTGAACCCGGCATAACTACCTCACGTATATGTTGTTACTTTTCGACGCTCGTTTAAAACAGCGCCGCACCCTTTTGCAATCTCCTGCCGTACACCACCGCCACGAGACATGTTTCTTAC